GCGCCCACACCACGATTAACCGCACCGCCAATCACCACATCCATGATAGCCATCATGGTTTTTGCGTCGGCTTCGGCATCGTGCGCTGAATTCGGGTCGTCCAAATTGAGTTGTTTGGCCCACATCTGCTGAGCAAAACTGCGCTGGTTGTTACCACTTACCGGCACGTCTGCCTTATCCAAGTCAGCAGTCGCTTCTCGCAGAATGCCCATTGTGTCGATATGACCGACAACGTTGTCTGGCAGACCTCGCTCTAGAAAACCTTGTTCTTGCAACAGTTTTACCAGAGGGATTTCCATGCCTTGACCATTCTGCGCGACCATAGCGGTAGGTCCCAAACCGGCAAGCCAATTTAAAAACTTGGGCATTTGCTCGGCAAAAGGCAGTTGGTCCTTAATAAAATCGTCAGTTACAAACTGTGAGCCATACTTTTTCTGGTCTTTTTCGCTAAGGGGAACCCCTTGACCCGGCTTATCTTTCCCAGCAGACCACTTGCCAACTTTCTGGTTAGGATTCATCCAGAGTGTAAACGGCTCTCCGACCGGCTTGCCGTCGCGCATGGCGACCCCGGAAATCTGAATAGGAAGGGCCAAAGGACCATCATTCCCCGGAAACGCACCATTTGATGTCGTCTCTATGTCCCAGAATACGGTAGTGATACCTTCGCGGCGTCCCTCCAACAACTCCTGAAGGTCATACCAATTAGCACCCTTCATGGCTTCGAGGAACTCGTCTGTCCCCTCAGGAATGATGTCATTTTGGCCGACACCCTGTTTCATGCCCAACCTAGCCTTTTCAGGGTTGCCTTCAGCACCAGAACGGCTTTGTCGTGTTGAGCCGCTCTTACGCGTCTTGGTTGGAGCCGTTTTCATCATTTCGGTTATACCGGCAGGACGCGTAGCCGGAACGTCCACATTGGGCTTAGATCTGGCAAGGACGCGAGCCGAGATGAGGAATGGCCTGTCGGGTGCAACCGTTTCAAACTCTGGTACAGGCGGATTCACAATTTCTGCCGGAACCTCAGAATTGTTTAGCCCATCCACAAAACGGCGACGTCCATATTCTGCGGCTTCAGCCACAGCCTGTGCCTGCTCTGGGGTTTCGTATCCCTTGTCTCGGAAGACGTAAACACCGTTTTCGTCACGCGTGATTTCGTACTCGACCATTTCGCCGTCGTACTCAGCGTTGCCGACCATGCGATCGCCATCCATCGACCACGAAATGTTGGTGTTTGGAACGAAGCCATTTCGGATGCGATTGTCGATGTCTGCTTTAGCGTCTTCGATGTTTTTGTGTGCGCTAATTTCAACACCGTGAAAACCTAGGCCCTGCCCATGCCGCGCAACCAACCAATCGGCTTGCTGTTTGCCATCTTTATCCAAGAACACTCGGCGTGTAATAGCAAAATTCCCATTAAATCCCTCTGCCAGTGGGCGTGCATACAGCCTGTTGTCTTGAACAAACCAAGCAGCATGGTCGTCGTCCTCTGGCAGTTTAAATGCCCGGTTGCCGCTCAAAGCGACCGCTTCACGCTCGACGTTTAGCAGAACCCGCGCCGCTTGCTCTGGTGTGGCGAAATTGCCGAAGTCTACCTTAAAGCCCTCTCCTTCCGCAGCGACCATTAATTTCCACTCGCCATTACCCTGTTTTCTAATTGAATAAACAGGGTGATCAAAGTCGCGAATGTTGCCCGGTGCGTCATTATTAACCGCATCGGCAAAATTACGGACGACGAACTTGCCACGGAAGTCTAGGCCGTCTGTTACCTGTTCAACATCGAAATACTGCTTAAGCAGAGTCTCTAGGCTGAACTGGGCGTCATCGTAGATGTCCTTGTATTCGTCCTTCTCCCAATGCAGAGCGGGCTTGCCAGACTTACCACCCGGTGTGATGCGTGCAATTCGGTTTCTTTCGGGGTCGTAACGTTCTGTGCTGATTTCCAGCCCACCGTCATCATTCAGGTAAATCTGGACTGTCTTCTTGGACTCCTTTTGACGGTCCATCGCCTGCTTAACAACGTCTCGGATCTGACTAGAGATCGCATGCTCGCGCTCAAAACGTTTACGATCTGATTCGAATTGATCACGATCCCCGGCTACCTTTTCGATCAACTCGATCATGTCAGCGTGGTGGCGTATGCTTTTCGCTAATTCAGCCTTTCTGCGCTCTCGAACAGCGGGTGGATACTCCTTACCCACATTTCCCATTCGCTTTCGAAGATCTTCAATCTGCTTTTCGTGCAGTTCGATATCTTCAGCCGGATTGGCACTAAAACCGGGCTGGTTGCCACCGGGACGTGTGTGCATCCCCCCGTGGCTCGGCACAATCGAACGAGGATCCATTTCAGCGTCGTGCATTTCCTGCTGACGCTTGTCTATCCACTGGATCTGAGGACCGCGATCATTCATCGGGTCCCAAATACGAGCAACGCGCTGGCGACTCGGGTCTACCTGACCGGCCACGACCTCAAAAGATCCGTCTTCGTTTCGGTAAACCTGAACTTCTCTAGCCTTAAAAGCGCCTGGAATCGGCTTGCCCTTAGAGTCTGCCTTTATTTCGCGCTCTACGGGATACTTGTCTTTGTCGTCGATAAGTCGCCTAGCCTGCCCGATCGCGTTTCGGATTGGCTCTCGCTCAGGGGCATTGTCGGTCAGAAATTCACGAGGTACCCAGTTCTCGAGTTGTACATCGAACATTCGAATATTGCCGGGTACATTGTCGCGCAACTCAGCGATAACCTCGCGCTTGCGCTCTTCGCGATTTAGCGCTCCGGCTTCGTTAATAATTACGGCATTAGCGCGACGAGTAGCATTGGATAGACCATAGACAACCGCTCGGTGGTCATTGTCCACCATCATCAGAACACGGGCACGCTCCGACAGCATGTCGTCGCGCTCTGCTTCTAATTTATTCTTTTCAAGAGAGAGTCTGGTGAAGTTCTTCCGTATTCTTTTTGGCTCTTCTAATTCAAATTTGCCGTCTTCATCGGTCTTACCTACAAAGACAAGCGAATCATCATCAATTGATTCGCTTCGTAACAGGAATTTCCCGTTAGAATCTCGGTACAAATATTGACTTTTGCCGGTGGCCTTAGCGGCTCTTTCGGCCCTTTCAATCTCTCCCCCCGCTTCCTTCCGGGCCTCCTTTTCGATTTTCGGAATGTCGAGAATTGGACTGTCATCAAGTTCTTTTTGCAGTTCGCCCAGACGCGCTTCGATTTCTTCTCGCTGCTCGCCACCTCGGATCTGGTCGTAGTAGTAGGGGTGGATGTCACTGTAAAAGAATTGACCGTCTGGCGTTCTGTAGACGAAGAATTCTTTTTTCTTTGATTCTGGCAGTGCAGCATGGGCCGCGAAAGCCCCAAGCATTGCATCGCCCAAGTCGTCTCGCATTCCACCGGGCGGCGCTATCCGCGCATCGAACACCACATTCGGCGGGAGTGGCTGTTGGAGAGCCTTTTGCACACGACCGAAGTCAAACACTTGAAGTTCTGGAATTTCATCTGCATATTTCAGATTCTCCTCAATGTCAGGATCCTCGGACCCATCGGAGAATTCAATGTCCAGACCAGCATTCTCGCCAAGTTGGCTAAGGCGCTTCCTGACCGCCTGCAATTGTCCTTCGATTTTGTAACGCTCTTCAACATTTGGGTCTTCTAGTTGGTCAATGAGGTTATTCGCCTCTTTAACCAACTCGTCGATCTCGGCAGCAATCTCCTCGCTATCTTCTTCTACCCGGTTGAGCAAATCCCTGCGAGACTCATCAGCATCACCGCCCCGATTTCTAATTATTTCTTCACGGCGGAAGAGTTCAGCAATGCGCTGCTTTTGACGCTCGATGATATTCTTTAGAGGACCACGAAGGATTCCATCTTCACGCGTATACTTGGCTGGTACTTCTCCATCGGGCAGGTCCTCGTCCAACACATCCACGTCGTTGTAGATGTCTATAAGATTTGCATTCTCTACAACTAATTGATCTCTTAAGTTGACAATAGTGGTTAGGTTATAAAGACTGTCAACGTCCTCTATGTCTTCGTCGCCGTCGCCCAAAGGATTGATACCGGCAGTTGGGTCGGCACCACGATCCTTTAGAATCTTTTCGTCGTTTGCGGCAGCAATCCGTCTGGCGGCTTCTTCAGCACCCGCCATATCCATGAACTCGCCACGCCGCGTAGCCCGCAAGAAGCCCTTGGCAGTCCTCAGACGACCCTGAGCGTCCTTTTCATCCGAGACTACTTGGAAAGTCTGACCACGAATAGCCTTCATTTCTTCTGCGGAAGGCTCTTCGCCGGTCGCTTCTAGGCGTTCCTGTCGAAAACGCTCAGCATCGCCCCGCTGTACTTCAACAACCCACTCGCGACGCTCCATGGCATCGACATATTCAAATTCTGCTAGGAGGCGTTCAATCTTGGCGTATGCGATGCGCTCGGAATCGGCTTTAGTGTAATCAGCATTCTGCTCATCTAGTTCCCGATAACGATCGTCCATTTCGTCTAGGATCTGTCGCAGTCCTAGACGAAGATCCTCGCCCGAAAGTTCGCGAAGATTGACAGGTGGCAACTTCCGGGACATGACGCGACCACCAAGTGCGTCAACCGCATCGGCCACTTCAGCGGCATCTAACTGAATGTCAGCCTTGGCAAGAGCAATGTCCTCTTCGTTTGCCTGACGAAGACGCCTCTCCGCACCGGGGGTGATGGGAAGCCAACGATCGCTATTCCCATCTTTTTGGAAGAATTGAACAGGGCGCGAAACTCCGGGATATCGCTCGCGCCAATCGTCACCAAGCCTAGCCGCCAAGTCTACCGCAACGAAGAAACCATCCTTGGTTGCTCGAATACCACCTGAATTACCATGAGCCGCACGCTCAACAACCAAGTCGCCATCTGGACCTTCAAATATGATAACTGGTTCATCAGAGTCACGCCACTCTTGCTGTTCTGCTCTGGCCATCTGGCGACGAGCATTGGGGTTGCGCCACACATTGGTAGCAGTACGGCTGTTTCGCGCCTTTCCCGGCCTGCTGCCCTTCGCCGCTTTCTTGGCTCCCTCAACCTCACGACGCGCTACATCCTGATCAACAAAAGCCTCTTCTGCAATTCCAGCAGCGACGTCCTTCCACTCAGCGGCATACGCGTCCCGAACAAACTTTTCTGCAAAACCGTCGGGATCTGCGTCCTTCACATTGACAAGAGTGCCGTTTTCGTCGCGACGGTCAATCCACTGCGCCATCTTGCGCAGGGACCCCTTCATATCCTCCTCGGACGGCTCCTGACCAGTTACGGCCTTGTACATCCGGCGATAACGTGCGCGAATGTCGGTTTGTGCATCGTCTGCTTCTTTCCGCAGATCAATAACAAACTTTCGCTGTTCTTCCTCTGGCACATTATTAAATTCTCGCTTTAATTCAGTGCGAGGAAGTGTTTGAGCCAGAAGATCGCCGTCGTGTACAGCATTGCGCAGTCTGTCTTGAAGCGTGAGGTATTCGCTGTTAGCCTTGTTTAACTTACCTCTTACATCATCTTGTCTACTCTTTGGAGCATTCTTATCAAGAGCATTAACTGCCTTCTGGGCTTCGACAACCGCAAGACGGGCCTCTTCAAGGCTCGCCTGCAGACCTTCAATCTTTAGTTGGCGCTCGCGCTCCTTGTCGTCGTCGACAGGTTCATCGAAAAACAACCCGCGCAAACCACTAGCCGAACCCTTAGGCCGATTCCGAAGAGCAAGTTCGATGCCCTTGGCCACTTGGCGTGATTCTTGCTGGCTCCTGCGACGAAGTTCTTGTTCAGTGCGAGGGAATTCTTCCTTTGCGCTGTCAGGCAGAGAATCTTCAATCTCAGCGATTCTTTTGTCCTCGCGAGGACCAGCAACCGAAGGCGCATTGAAACGAATAGCATCTTGAACAGCCCGAGGCAGTCTGCTAACAACCTCTTCCTGCTTGTCTTCGTCAGCGTTAGCAATCTCTTGGCGAACAGCATCAAGCCCAACGAGGTCTGTGGCGTTATCAACCGCTGCCTTTAGTGCAGCGAGAACGACTTCATCGTTCTCTCGATCGCGAATTGCTTCGGGCGACTCACCCACCGGCTCATTGACGCGTAATTGAACCTCGTCGATAGCCCGCTGCATATCTGTGGGGCTAGGCTCTGGCGGGGCTTCCTCTACTTCGTCGCCACCGAGTTCGTCATTAAGTTCGCGAATTTGACGAACCAACGCCCGACGCTCGTCACCCTCAACAGGGTTTGTAACATCTTCAAGCCTTTTTTGTGCTTTTGCTAGTTCGCTTTCTACTTCTTTTGGATCGCGTGGGGGCTTTGGATTTTCTGCAGTGGCCGACTGTCCGACAGTTTGCGGAACCAAATCAACATATCGCCTTGCACGACCCACACGCGGGAATTCGTCTCCCGAACGCAGATCCTTCGGGCGATGGCTAAACAATTCGTCAAGAAGACGCTGCTCGCCGCCCTTTTCTTCGGGGATGCGCACAAAGGCTTCGCCGCGTGAAAACCACCAAGTCTTAAAATTGCCTTCTGGGTCAACGGTACCCCGAAGGACCAAATCCCCTTTTTCATTTAAGTCTTCACCTGCATACAGCAGGCGATCCTGCACCGTAAAGGCTTCCTGCCTAAAGTCCCAGTAAATAAAATGGGCCTTGTCTTTTTGCATCGCGCGAACCACTGCTTCGCGAACTCTATTGCTTGGGATGCGCGGCACTTTCTCTCGTCGTCCGCGATAAGCCCTGTAATTGTTGCGGAGGCCTCTAGGCATGTCTGTTGCCATTTGCGCCCGCACCGCATCCTTGCGGTCCTGCCTGAATTCCGGGTCCCGATAGGCCGCAATAACGTTGCGAATGCCCTGCATGAAAGAGATCTTTGGCTCTTTGCGCTCTTCCACATCGGGCATGTCATCAGGAGAAGGATCACCCTCTGGCGCGTCATCAGGAACATTCTGATCGGCAGCGTCAGCGAGGGCAAAGCCGTCTTCTTCTTGCACGCCATGACCGGGGAGATACCCACCGAGTGGCGAAGGCTGCCCACAATGGGGACAGCGGGGTGAATCAGGGAAGGGGTCTATATTGTTGATACCCTTTAGCCCGTCCTCAATCACATGAGGATCACGGGTCATCTGCTCAACAGTCGTGCCGAAACCAACCGGACCACTGCGAGTCATGGCCCGCACTTCCCAGCCGCGCTGCGTGCGGAAGATATTTGCGACTGAAATGTTGGGCGCATCGTCTACGACGTCATTGAGACTCCTTGAAGTCCCAACCGGCATAGCCATGATGCGCTTAAAAACATTGATGAAGCGTCCACGCCGGTCGCGCGGGTGAAGATCTGGGTTCCAGACACGACCGAGCGAGTCAATGACTCGCCGCCCGAACGCCTCTTCTAACTGATCGAAATCATCGGCCACAGTATAATTTTACTGCATCGATCGGATACCAGAAACCTTCGGCACTCCGTGTTTAGCCTGTAAGACAGCAATTCGCTTCTTGGCGAAGTCTGCTGTCGTGAAATAATCAATATCCGGCTCTGCACCGGGACGAACCTTGTGAGCGATGGCAGCGACGTGCTTAGTCAAGAAATTCCTATCTGCAGGCGACAAGTCGTAACTATTAAATTCCACAGGGTCCCACACTCCAAGGACCCAGTGTTCTCCATCAAGGTTGCCCGCTACGTTTTCTATCGAATCAGCACCAGTAGGAGAAAATCCCCTGTTCTGCTCTTGAACCACATCATCTACACGATCGGTGGGCTTGTGTACCTTGCGGCTTGGGGGGTTTTGAACGTTGGTTTCTCGACCGAACGTCGTGCGTACTCTCTCAGCAGCAATGCCTTGTGAAGAACTGGCCATTCTGTGCTGGTCCATAGCCGCCCTCACTTTTTGAACCAGATAGGACAAGCCAGCCTTGTCGAGGTTGCCTTGATGGCCGAAATTGTAAGTTACACCATTCTGCATCACAGAGATGTTGTACCCATCAGCCGTCTTGGTAAGACGCCCAGCCGACACGTCGGGCAGATAATTACGCCGAACAAATCGGAACAAATCAATATATGCACCGGTCTGCATATCTCTAATTTTGTCATCTGTGTCGCGGAAGCGACCTAGCCGATTGCGAGCGTGGTGAAAAGGGTCGAAGTCTTTAACACGAACATCTTCGTCAGCAGGCGCTCGAGTCTCATTGACAACCCGAGCCTCAATCAGTTCGGTAAAGACCTCGAGATCTTCACTCACCGCTGTTTTCCATCTGGCGCATCTTCTGCTCAGACCAAGACCTACCGGCATCGCCACCCCAAAGAAGGTGGGCAACATAACCCGGCGTCTCCTTACCCTTGTCTGACCAACCGGGCTTCTTGTCTACGTAATGCCTAGCAAACCACGCCCGCATACGCTTTACTTTGTCGGCTGAAAGGGCCTCGCCCCGCGCCATCTTACGAGCATCAGCGATGGTCGCGGGGACAAGCCCATCTCCGCCCCGACCAGCCTTGTAAAGTTCAAGGCCACGCTTCGCGGCAGAACGCATGCCAGAATTAGGCACAAGCGAAATGTTCGCTTCACGGAGCAGAGTCAGATACTTCTCACGGAGGGCGTCGTCGTTCATGCCATCCCCAAGTGCGAGCGCAACTGCCACGACCACTTCTTGTGCATGTCGTCGCGACCGGCCAAGAAGTCCATGATGCCCTGCTCGTTCGCCATTTCAGCAGCATGAAAGGCTTCGTTGATGCAGTTGATAACAATACCGTTGGCGTCTAGCAGATCGCGGGCCAGCATCAGCCCGTCTGAATGATCGACTCCATCATCAAGTTCGCGCATAACGACGAACTGACCAAAACGGGTTGGGGCGAAGTGACCCAACTTGCGAATGTTCTCGGCTAGAGGATCTAAAGAGTCATATACATCTGCAGCCACCTCACCGAAAAACGCATGCCACTCGGTGAAGTTGGGGCTAACAACGTTCCAATGAGCGCCATGGGCGCGAAAGTAAAACGAAACAACGTCAGCCATCAACTTAGCCAATTCGTGAGCAAGAGATCCCTCAATGATCTCATTTGCCTCAACCAAGTCGTCGGTTGACGGTGCCGGACTGTCTGCCAACAAATGCTTATACTTGTCGCGCAAGTCCTCGCTCATACTACCGGTTCCTTTCCTTGGGCACTACGCATCTGGTTGATCCGGTAGCGCATATAAATTCCCTGATTCCATGGGTCGTTGGAATCAATGGGAGGCAAGTCCTCCAAAAAGAAATGCTCCAAATACTCAGGCATCAAACGCATGCGCTCATCACGAGCAGCCTTTGATACGCCAGAATTGCCATCACTTGCCGTTGGCTCGTCGGGTGGCGCTGGCTGCTCGAGTTCTCTAGCCGCAGCCGCCAACTTCTCTTCAAGACCGGGAGGATCCTCGCCTTGATCCTCCGGCATGTCCTGTGTAACAGGAGGGGCCTCCGGAGCGCTTTCCGGGGCCTCCTCCTGCGGCGGCATCTCATTGGTACTCACAGTAGACCCATCTCTCGCATCACATACTCACGGAGAGCCAGATAATCACTCGGGTGCACTGAATTTTTAACAGCAGCCTGATCGCTCAGTGACATCTCGGCCACCTCGTCCTCAGAAAGATCATTTTCCGGCTCGGCCACTCTTACTCCTACTAGTCGGGGATAACGGGAGTGTCACCCTTGGCAAGCCATGACTTGCCCTTACCCTTGATCGGCTTCTTCTTCGGGTCGCCGGTCTGGCCCATGTCGCCGCCGCCTTCCCAGTTCTCCATCATCTTCTTGTTGGTCGGGGCGTTAGGGTCAGCCTTGGAGCCGACCATACCATTGGCTTCCTTCATAAGGTCCTTCTTGGCCTGAGGCCCGCCCTTCTTGGGAAGAATGGAGTCGCCAGCCGGGACCATAGCCCCAGTCTCCTTCATAGGCTCCTTCTTCATGCCGTACCCCTCCATCATGTACTTCTTCATCGGGGGACCATAAGAGCCGTACTCTTTCATCATCATCTTCTTGTCAGCGTCGCCCATCTTGGACCACGCCTCCATCATCTTCTTCTTCTCGTCGGCTGGCATCTTGGACTCGTCTTCCTTGGACCAAGGCTTGTCCCAGCCGCCTTCCTTCATCTCCTCGCTGTGCTTCTCGCCCTTCATCATCTTTCCATTGGGCATCTTGTGATAGCCCTTCTTGGACTTGCTGTCCTTCTTCTCCTCGTCCTTCTCTTCGTCCTTCATCCAAGGCGGCATGGGCTTGCCACCCTTGGCCTCGATCATCTTCTCAGCGCGGTTGCGCACCTTCTCCTTCTCAGTGCGAGAAAGGTCTGAGGTGTTGATCATAGAAAGAGCAAGACGAGCGTGCTTCTCGTCAGGCATCGGGAACTTGTACTCCTTCGTCCCGTCAGCCTTGGTGCGAATGATGGTTGCAGATGCCTTGCGCTGCTCAGCGGTTAGACTCTGGCCTGCGGCCTCCATCATCATCTCAAAATACTTAGCGCGAAGCGCATCCATATCAGACATCTAAATTAACTCCTGTACAGGTCGCGGAAATTCGGTGGACTGAATTGTACATCAACCATTGGCCTAGGCCGTACGGGACCCATGTCCCAACTAGGCTCAACTATTGGTGGGAGTACGCCGATCGAGGCAGCCTGCCCCGATACTCCGTGCACCAATGATGGATCAGGCTCCAGATGACAACCGCAACCGGGGTGCCTGTTCGCTGGATTCACTAGTCGCAGTACATTCCACGACCAGACCTTTCCGGCCATTGCTAAACAGTCGTCCGTGTGAGTCTCTTTCGTCGGATCGATAACCCAAAGGGCACCACCTTCAAAATCTGACCTAGGATCGTCTGAACGCAACTTCGTGTACTCAACTATTCCGTCGAGTCTCCTGACCAACGCCTTCATGCGCAATCTGCTGTAGTAACGCTCGCGTTGGATAACTTTTCGGATGCGCTCACGCATCTCGTTCTTATTCCAATTTTTAAATTGCTTAATATCGTTGCGAATTCGGTTAAGGGAGCGACGATAAGCCATGTCCTCAAACACCAACTCGCGAGAGATGTGCAAATCAGCAAATTCGCTGTCTTGGATGTTTTTATATGAATTCGTGATAATAGCGTTTGTTGCGTTGTGCATCTTGCTCATCCACTCGGGCCAAACAACGACAAGCGATCTAATCAACTCGTCGGTGTCAAAGTCGCCCATCCCTACTGGCGGCTCCGTGCCAGTAAACCAAGCCAGAATGGACGCTTCTGCGGAAGTCAATTCTATTCTGCTTTCTTGTCCACCATCTCTAGCAGTTCCGATTCGATCTGCTTCCAGATCTTCTCGACCTCAGCGTAGTTAATTTCTGCTTCCTGCAAGGACGCTCCCATTCGCGCCCCATTCTGGGCACCATCCATTGAATAACCAAGCCCACCCGGTGTGTTTAAATTGTCCGCCTTGCGACCGGGGGCTTGACCATTAGGTGGCATGCCCCCACCCATAGGCACCCCTGCCGGTGGCGGTCCCATACCCACTGGCATCATCTCTGGTGGCATAGCCGTAGGCGCACCCATCATCGGGTCTTCAAAATCGCCCTTAACCGCCGCCTTCTCCTCATTGGTGGTGGCGGCGTCAGCCATGCTGGATGACGGGAAGATGGAATCCACAATCTTGTCTGGGTCCATCTCGCCCATGACCTTCAGGATTTCCTTGAAGGCCCAGCGCGTCAGGTCGGTGTTATCACCGGCAGGGTCAAGACCCGTGACCGCATCAATAACTAGACCCAACATGGACCCAACATCACGGTTCAAGATCGGCGGGAATGCCAACTTGTACACCGGCTTGTTGTTGTCCATCGGCTCGGTGGCGTCGATGATAACGCCATCGGCAATCTTGAATGCGGCCGACTTTGTATCCTTCTCGTCCTGAATGTGGTCGAGAATACCAACATCGCCGGGTGTGTCCTGCCAACTGTTCGCTTCGGAAAAGTTGATCGAGACGGGCACCTTCTTGGGCGAAAGACCAACAACCTCCAGATGAAAATCGATAATCTGGCGGTAGATGTCCTCCCACATTTCCTGCGTGAACTCCATCATGCGAATGACAGGCTCATTCATCGCAGTGGCCGTGGCTAGGTTGGCCGAACCCTCGTCGCCTAAGAAGTGCTGAGGAAGGCCGGTACCGGCTGAAATCTGCGACCGGAACATCTTCTGGTCTGAAGAAGCGTCCCCTGCGCCGGTCGAATTGCCACCCTTAAAGACGTACTCAACGCCTTCGTTTGTGGTGAGCATCGAAGCGTAGCGAGGAGAAGACATGGCGTCATTCTCGCCCCATTCGCCGGTCGCACCCGTAAGCGACTGGTGCTTAGCGGAAGCCCAGTCTTTGGCCATTGCCATGACTCGGTTCGGGTCAGAACCGGTCTTCAACTTGCGCTCCCACGCGAACTGTGCCGCCGCCTTGGCGATGGCGACACGGGCACGCATCCACTCGTTGTGCGCCTTGGCCCAGTCCAGAATACGCTGGACAGGCGGCACACCAAACTTCATCTCGCCGGTTGACCCGATCTTGACGTGGAAGATCTTGCCCTTGGCAATTTCGTTCTGGCCATTCTTTGCAGGCGGAGGCTTGAAACCACGCGGAGGCTCGTGCTTCCAGTCCTGATACCACATGACCTTTGGCTCGCTGGCAGGCTGGTAAGCACCCGACTTGAAGTCGTACACCTGCTCGACATACCGGCGCTTGTACCAAACCGGACGCAGACGGTTCTCTGGGTCGGTTACGATATCCACCACTTCTTCGTGGGGGAGAGTACCGACCTTGATGCCCTCTTCAGTCTCGAAAATTACGAAGTAGATGTTGGCCTGCAACTGCAATTCAACGCAACGAGAGAACTGGGCCTTGAACGTAGTCATGGCCAATTTGTTGTCTTCGTCGTCCCAGAATTTGTCGATCGCCTGCTGGACCAACGGATTGCTTGATTCGGGGCGAGGAAGCCCACGACCAAACACATAATGAGGCTGCATGTCCACAGCCCGCATGACGAGGGGATCTTCTAGATAATACTTGAGTGTGCGACGGTAAAACTTCTCACGCTGGACCGGCTTTAGATCGATGTCTCCGATCTTAGCGTTGAGAAGGTAATACCCAACATCTTCAAGTTCGCGTCGTAGAAGCCGGTAGGAATCAGCCGCCTCACGCAACTCGTCTAATTCATTGCGAGTGACAGTCTCTTTTGGCTCTGAGGGTTCCGGCCTAAAGAAATCAGCGATACCCATTAATTCTCCGTGTTCAGTACGTCGTCGATGGTAGCGCCAGTTCCTTCCATAAACGAATCCGCAACGTCATCCTGCGGGCCGTACTTCTCTTCGATGACTTCCTTGCGCCTCTGCTCAACGTAAGTCTCGCGGTCGCGCCAGCGATCCGCATTGTGACTACGCCAAGTTGGACAGGCCGAGTAGTCCCCGTGGCACCACAGCCAATAGGAATTGTCGCCCTCTGGAACAAATTGCTCTTCAATACGACAGACGACGCCCTTCCCCTCCGGCCTTGCGCCGTGGATCTGAGCCGCCGCCCAACAAAAGTGCCTAGGCATATTTTACTCTATTCACCGGTCTAGTCGAAGTATCCATCGAACATTGTTCCTTCGTCATCCTGCGTAAACAGCGAATTTACTTCATCCCAAATCTCTGCGCCTGCTGGGTTATCATTGAAAGCCATGGACGGTGGTGCCGGGTTCATATTAGGTTGCAGAGTAGAAGCAACCGTGGCATACGTCAGCGCGTGGTCAAAGTGGTCCGGCTTGCCATCAGGGTGAACGTAAACACGCCTTGGGTTGCCCATCGAGTCCGGTACAGTCACCGCTGTCTGGGCAATCAACTGAGCATACATATCGCCGTGATCTTTTCCGGGGTTAACCAAGTGCCTAGCGTTAGCCGGGAACTTCATGCGACCCTTTGAAATCATGTTGTGCGCGGTGTCAATGGCCATCGTGCGGTCAATGCGCACCGAATTGTGCGCCTTACCAGAGAAAGGATCTGCGGGCGACCACGCCGCGAGGTTGCTCATGCCCTTGGGGTCGTGATAGTAGGCCAGCCAAAGATTGTTGACAAATTCGCGAGCCATACCCTCGGCCATGGCCTTTTCGGGTGCAGCATCCATCACAGCGGTCCAGTAGATCTTGCGATCGTTAAGCATGTGGAACATTGCCCGAAGACCAGCCCACGTCTCGATTCGCACATCAAACACTTGCCGGGGCAGATCGCCGTAACCAGACAGGACGAATACGTGCAGATCTTTACCGACGTCAACACCAATCGAAAGAGGCGTGCCCATTGTGGCCCCATTGATCGTTGGCATCCGATATCCGGAATCTCGAGCGGCGTCGATGACTTCCGGAGTCAACCGGTCACCCGGCGCGGCCCATGGCAACCCGAGAGCCGAGTTCCACAATTCGCGAGAGGCGTCTACGTCACCACGAATCTCACCCTTATACCAAATCTCGGCTAATTCGGTGATAGACCTAGTTGGCGACACCAACTGATTGATGTAATAGCCATGAATCTCGCGCCCCGGCTCCTGTGCATCCCAGAATCCGTCCTCAGCCATCTCCATAACCTGACCATGAGTCCACGGCTTCTTGCACTTTTGACAATGCACATAAGTTGTTTCTTTGCACTTGTCGATAGACTCAACGTCCCCGATGTGGACATTTAGATGCCAGTCAAGGAACTGGGCGTGATTGCAGTACAAACACCGAATAGTCCACTCGCGCTTGTCGGAGTCTTTGTATTCGGCATCGACGCCCCAATTCTCGGCAGTCGGCGTAGAAAGAGTGGCCAAGTGCTTGTGGGGCGAGCCGTCCATACGAGTAAGCGCAAGGTGCAAGTTAGACGCGAGCATCTTGTCGCGCTCGTCCCAGATCTCAAAGTCTACTGGAATCTCTCGGAGGTCAGTAGCAACGGTAGAACCACGAAAGTAGAGGTTATTCTGGTTTGTGCGCTTGTGAGTTACCGAATCAAGATTGGCAAAGCGCTCTTTAATGAGTGCATTCTCGTCGATGATCGGGTTGAAACGACCTTGCACGAATGGAACCACACCGACCTTGGTCGGCAACAAGTACAGACCGTTCCACTTCCAGAGCAACACGCGGTGAAGCGTTTTAACCAGAAATGCGACAGTAAAGCCCATCTGCGCTGACTTGCGACAGACGATCCTCTGGGCATTGTCCCGGTACACATCGCGCAGGTAGGCCCGCTGATTCAAGTCCCACGGGCGACCGTCTACCCGCAAATGCATAACTTCAGCCCAAATGTCTGAGTAAGCCTGAGACAGGACGGCTTTGCGCCCAGCAGCCGACAACTTGGTTGGGTCGACTATTTTATTTGGGGCATCGGCCATGCCACCCTCGCCTTATTTAGTTATCTATTCTGCTTCGGAAGCAGGCTCAGGAGCCGAATTCGCCAGCAACTCCAACTTCTCAATAGCAGCGGCGAATTCTGTCATCTGGTCGGGTGACAGTTCTGACATGCGATCCACAATCGCCTTGTCTTCGTCCTTGTCAAGGAGAGCGTGAAGAATTGGCATATTCGGGTCGCCCTGAATCTTCTGTACAGTCTCAGCCGGGAGAGCCTTGTCAAGCAGACGAGCCGCAGCGTCGAGCCTCACACGCTCGGTCTTACCATTGCGCATGATGTCGGCCATGGTAAACAGGATCTCGGGAAGCAGATGGTCAAGGTAGTCCCTTGCCGCACCCCGAAGGTCCACCTCGACTTCGTTTCGGAACTCGCGGATCAACTTGTCCTTGCCCCAGTTGATGCAAGTGTTGAGCGAGTACCCCAAGATGTCGGCAGTCTCTTGGTTAGAGTAACCACCGATCCTGAAAAGGATGTATGCTACGTGCCGGTGATTTAACTTGGTAAGAGGCTTAGCCATATATGTATTATATCACACAGAGTGGGCGCTGGAAACTACGATTTATCTCGCAAATTATCGTCGACGAGCCTCTTAAAGCGCCTAGTCGGCGGACGAACAGCCCTTTGATGCTGCTTATTTAAATGCTTACGAATAGACATAAATAGGACATAGTAGCAATGCTCTACCTTGGCAATCGCAAGCATCAATTGCTCTGGGTCGTCTACAAAGTCTTCGCATTCCATGTCAATCTGATGCATGGCCTGCTCAAACATGTCCATGCCCAAAGACTCGTGCCAGTCTTCACGATACTTGCGCTTACCCATTAGTAGATCGCCATCACTCGGTCGACTTTAAAACTCGAGCGACCGTTCCACTCTTCATCCTTGCCTTGCATGACGACAATCTTTCCACGCGTAACGTTGTGGCAGTTGGCCCAGACAGAGGAGAACACTGTCGCGGAACAGCGCCCCTTGTCTGGGTGGTCGACAGTAAGGAAAGCCATGAGATTGCCGTTTTTGTCAGTCTTGGTTCGAATTCCGTTGACAGTACCCATCAACACGGCATCGGGTGGATATTGGGATATCGTTTCCCGAATATCTGCGAAAGGATCCATGGAGATGAAAAAGCCGAGAATCTCGCGCTCTTTCTCCATAACTTCCTGCCTGCTAAGCAACTCCTCGGCCATTGGGTGTTGCTTCTTCTTCAACTTGGTATTGGCTTTAATAGTACGGGCGTTAGTCAACAACCAAGCCCGGTCGTGGCCCTCAGATGAATCATCCGGAAGATCGTCAAAGGCACCGGCACCAATCAACGACTCAACGATGTTGACTGGAACAGAGGGACAGCGCAGATAGAAATCCTTCAGAGAAAGGAAGGGGTCATCCTCGCGTCCTTCTGCAATCTTTATGGCCACAGAATCGCCAAGACCAGAAATGCCACCAAAACCAAAACGAACAGCACCGCTATCTCCTCGACCGCTAACATCGAAGTCCACTCCTGATTCATTAATATTCGGCGGAACCAACTTGACTCCGGCGTTGCGCATCTCTCCGATGACCTGCGCAATCTTCTCCTTGTCATTCAGACTGCGTAGGAGAGCGGCATACCAAGCGACCGGGTAATTAGCCTTAAGCCACATACAGCGAAAAGTGATGATGCCATAGGCCACAGAGTGCGACTTGTTCCACGAATAGCGAGATGCAGCGGCAATGTTGTCCCACAAGAGGTGAGCCAGACGCCGGTCGCGGGCTTCGTCCCCGAAAGGTTGATTCGCAATCACACCATCAATAAACTTAGGCTCGAGCGCCTCCATGTCCTTCTTGCGCTTCTTGCCGATAGCCTTGCGCAGTTTGTCAGCCTCATTCTCGGTGAAACTAGCGAAATCCACCGCGATCCGCATGGCCTGTTCCTGATAGAGGATGATGCCTTGCGTAGCACCAAGAATCGGCTCCAAATTCGGGTGCAAATAG